TTTTTTGTAATAGCCTCAAATCCGTTCTCCGAACGTACCGGACCATTAAACGTTGTATTTGCCATAATTATATCCTCCTAGTTATCGAACATAGTCTCTAGGCCGTCGACTATACCGCGTCTATGTTCTAATTAATTGTATAGTAGCTTAGATATATATTAGATTTTTAAGAAGTGCAAGAGAGCCTGTAGAGAAAGTACGATTTCAGCGATGTAGCTTTTATTAAGTAGCTACTGAAACTTGCGGAGCAGCATCTTCTATTTTATTAGCAAGATTAGCTAACTTAGCTTCTTCCTGCTTAATCTGATTAACAACTTCTCTTATTTTGTTGTCAATCCTAACCATGTCCAAAGTATATCTTTGGTGGTTACGCTGTTGCACCGCCCACTCTGTCTCGAGACCCCTCTTCGTTTTGTAAAGGTCCCTTATGTGCATTTGCATCTATGATCTCCTCGTAGGTTATCCATAGTTTACGATGGTCACTAAATCCATCTTTATCCCATGTTATAGTGTTTTTTCCTAGTTTGTCAAGTAGTGCATTTTCAAAAGCCTTATCATTATCTTCACACGAGATATTGAAGTCGGCGTAATAGCCATATGCTCTAATTTGTACACGGAAATTTTTCATGGTTGCTATTTCTTTCTATCATAAAAAAGGGGGCTTTACAGCCCCCTTTTAAAGTTAATTTATTAAACGCCTGGTGTCCCGAAAATACCTCTAAAGTCAGATGCGCCAAATACGTATCTTTCTCTAGCTTTGTATCTTACGTTTCCAGTATCAAAGTCACCTTCCATAGCTGTAGAAATCGGTGTTCTTACGAACATTTTCATTCCATTAGGTACGTCAGTGATAATGAAGAACGCATCTGGATCAGTTAAGAAATTGTTCACTCTGTAACCTTGAGGAATCATTCCCATAGATCTGATTGCGTTGATATCATTGTCAGCTGTAGCAACTCTACCTTCAGATTTCATCAATCTTTCGGCAGTAAATTGAAGCTGAGAAGGAATAATCATTTTTACTCCTTTAGCTGCAATTTTTAGACCTCTTTCGTCTGTCATCGCAGCGATCTCTATAAGAGAAGACTCCAATGAAGTTTCGTTTAAGTCTGCATTTGTTGCAAGTCTGTTTGATACAGTACCAGCGATCGTTGGGTGAGACGTGCTCATTAAAGCGTTTCCATCACCTGATGTGAAAGTAGTGAAACCATTGATTAACGGGTTCACAGCTTTAACTTGCTTCGTGTTTGCCATCGATCTTGCTAATGCTTTTGTATATCTAGACGATAGTCTGTCATACAAGTTGTCCTCGATTGCTTCTTCAGTAAGTGCGAAAGCAAGAGCCACTGTTTCCATTGTGTATCTTGCAGTGTAAGTCTCTTGAGCTGAGTCAAAAGTTACAGCTGAACCTTCCGGTTTTACTTGAGCATTCGCGAAACCTGATAACATAACTTCTTCTTCAAACGCTCTGTCTGAAGTTTCAGTCGCATAGATTTCAGCATGCTGATTTTCGTAACGTTTGTATTCCAAGCCGAACAGGGCGTTCAAACCTGGCTCTAGTTCTTTGACTAGTTGTCCTCGTGATATTGCCATTTTTTATCTCCTATTCAGTTATTATACGCCAGCTACTGCTGCTTTGTAGAAGTGCTCATTGATCGTAACAACGAAGTTAACGTTTGAAGTCGTTAAATCATTGCCATCTGGATTTTTGCTCACTCCCATTACTTTTAATTGATTCGTTACGGTGCTTGATGTTGAATCATCCAACTCCACTTTCGAAACATTGTTAGCTGAGTCTCCTGCTGTGTACAAGATATTGTACAATCTGAAGACATCAGTTTGCTCTGATGCGAGTGTGTTGTCTGATTGGATCTCAAACCTTTCGTACGGATCATCTGCCACAAAACCAACTATATCTGTAGCTGCATTGTTTGCGCTAAGATGGTTAGCAAATGTGGGCTTTGATGTGCTTGAATCAGTAAAGAAACAACCATTGAATGAACCAAGTAGTACATCCCCTGCTGCTGCCACGCCGATTGTTCCAGCGGCTAAAGCTTTAACAGGATCTTGAAAGAAGATAGCACTATTGTTCGTGTTATCTGTCTTGTACTCGGACAAACCTTGATTGTCATCATTCTGACCAACTTTTCCGATTGGTTTTAAACCAAACGCGCTGTCTTTGTTTGCCATGTTTTTTCTCCTAGTTAAGACCTATTTCTAGATCAGTTGTTTATTCGTTGGTTAGTTAGAAATAACTAATAAATTATTTCTTCGTACCACCGAGAACACGAGACTGCCTGTCAATATTGATAGGCATTCTTTTATCTTGGTCCTTTAAGAGATCGTTATCAACGGCTTCCATATTATCTCGCCCTTGTTTCTCATAGTACTCCATGTACTGCTTTGCGAACTCGTTCGGTATCCTAGCCAAAACTAGGCCACCTTGACCGATCACTCCCTTGTATTTACCAGTTTCATATTGGGCGTACGTAGATAGATCGATGTCTTTGTAGATTGGATCATCAGCTCTTACTAATTCATATCCCGACCTTAGTCTTTTATGAATGTTCTTAGTGTCATCAAATCCTAATGAAGACTCTCTAAGCCATCTATGTTGGTACCCTTCTGGTGCAGGGGGTGCATCTAATAAAGATGGTGGAGACCAAACTTTAGGTCTTTCTGTTTTAGACCTTGTCTGACTCGCACGGGAAGCTTGTTTATTATCATTTTCTGTTTTCATATGCCTATACCTCCTTCGTGATTTTTCGTTTTGATTTTGCATATTCATCAAGTGGCACACCTAATTTTTTAGCTATTGCTACCTCTGACGGCGTGAGTCTTTGGATTTTGCGACCTGTCTTTGGACTACGCGTTGCCGAAGCAACAGTCTGTGTAGGTTTACTGATCGTTTCTGTGACAGTAGTATTACCAAATTTATGTGGAAATTCAAGTGCTATTCTTCTGTCGATCTCCGCATAATATTCTTCGGGGTTTCCAACAGGGTCATAACCCTCTTCTTCTGTCAATATCCTGTGTATTACACGAGCTCCTTCAGTCATTACAAGGTCTTTATTAAACCATGTATTCTTAGAAGCCCACTCTTCTGCTCTAGGATCTCTAGATTGAGTAGGTTGTGTTTCTTGATTAGTTGGTTGTTGTACAGGTTGTGGCTTCTTAACTTGAGATCTGTTCTTCATCTCAGATAATCTTGCCTCCTCGTAACCTAGTTTCGAGATTTCAGCTTGTGCAATAACTTCAGCTTTCATATCGCCATCTTCCCTAGCTTTAGCTAGCTTGGCTACTGCAGCTTCCATACCTGACTTAATTCTATTTTCCATTTCAGAAACATAACCTGTGTCTAACTTGGTTAATCTAGATTTAAGTTTTTCTTGATCGGCTAAAACTGTTTGAGCATACGATGTAGCTTCATCTCTTTGTCTTTCAGCTTCTCGTAATTTTCTAGTAAGTTTTCCAATTCTTCTTTTTACTCCTTCAGAGTAATCATCTAATTCTTTCTTTTGCTCTTCCTTCGGTGTCTCTTTTACTTCTTCTTTTTTCTCTGCACTTTGTTCTTGATTGTTCTCATCAGTTCGAACATCCAACTGCTCACTAGATTTCTCAGGTGTGTCATTGGACTCAACACTGTTTTCAGTACTTTCGACATTTTGTTCCTCTTTCTGTTCTTCTTTAATTTCGATATCGGCACCAGGTCCGCTAGTATCAATATCGACTGTTTTTTCTGCTTCTTGTTGCATAGACCTCTCCTATGTTAGTATTGATGATATATTTCTTCGGGGTTTTCTATTGTGGCTAAAACTTCATCATCATTTAAAAGTCTAACCTCCCCGCCATCGATTTGTATTCTGGATCCCGCATATCTTGCGAAGATTACCCAGTCTCCTTTTTTGCACCAAGGACCATCAGGAAATTTTTCCTTGTCATAACATTGTGATCCCATTGCTAGAACTAAACCGCAAGTCGATGCTACTTGCTGTCGTTCCAAAGTAGTTTCTGTGTGTATAATTCCACCTTTAGTTTTTTCATTCATTTTAAATGGTAAAACTAATAGTCTCCAACCTGTGGGTTGAGGAAGTTTAGAATGTTCCTTTTTTTCTATTGGAACTTTCTCTTTCTTGACACCAACTAATC